CAACGGCAATAGACCAGATCCTTCGCGGCACGTGCTCGCCATTGAAAAGGCGACCGGCGTATCTCGGCACGAACTCCGGCCTGACGTGTTTGGCCCTAGCGCAGCTGCTGATTCCCAGGAGCAGCCGCCGACGGTGGCCGAGCAGATCCGCGCCGAGGTGGATGGCCGCATGAGCAAGCGCGCTCTGCGCGCCCGGCTGGGCCTGAGCAGCGACAAGCAGCTGGCCAAGGTGCTGAAGCTGCCGACCGAGCAGGTTGAGGGCTGGCCGGAAGACGGCGCCTTGCCGGCGCTGCCGGAGATCCAGCGTCTGCTGGGCGTCCAGGAACAACCGCAGGCGCAGCAGGCGCCGCACGACCCCGACGAGAACCGTTACGCCCCCCTGGAGGTGGCTTGATATGCGCGCGCTGAATCGAATCGTGGCTGCTTGGCGCGCGCTGGTCGCCCCCTCAGTTTCCGTGTCACGCGAAGAATTGGACGCAGCGAAGGCCGCCTGGATGAAGCTGCTCGCGCGCGAGCCCAAGGCGCAAGCAGTCTCATTCAGCGTGCTTTCGAACGCAGGCGATGGACTGGTGTTGAGGGTGGCCTTCGGCAACCCCGCATGCAGGGAAATGGAGTTCTGGGCGCCCCTTACATCCACTTCGCACGGGATTGATTCGACCCTGGGCTGGATCAAGTTCAAGCGGGGCATGGCCTTCAACTCCACTGTGCTGTTTGAAGCCATTGAAGTGCGTGCGGCATGTAGCGCAGACCTTCCTCCAGAGCCTTCTCTGCGAGCTTCGATAGCGCTTCTGCAGGGAGGGACTTGATTTGGTCAATCAGCTTCGCTTTGACGGTGCTGTCGGCGTCAGACGCATTCACTCGGTTGATGAAGATCTGACGGAGTGTGTCTTCGTGAAGCTTGACGGTGACCACGTTGAGTTCGCCGCCGATTCCTCCACTGGGATCAACGTAATCGCGCCCTCTGCTCGTGATTTGCGCCCAGGCCACCTTACCCGAAAGACAGTACTCAGCCTTCAGCAGGCCGAGCTCCTCCAGGTAGCTGACCTCGGTCAGAACACCTTGAACGTCACCCAAATCGGACAGTTGTTCGCCAGTAAAGATGTCCGCTGGCGCGGAATCCAGGCGTCGAAGAATCGCCTGACGCATCTCCTTGATTTCCATATGTCGCCCTCCTTGCGGGCTCGGTTGTTGGCACATCCAGCGTAGCGCAAGGAGGGCGGCGCCAGTCGTCCCTGAGTAGTTATCCATGGCGCACATGATGCGCCGCCGCAATGCCCCGAAAAACCTTGAAACACCTGTCTCCCCAAGGTGACCCATGACTTGCCGAACCTCCTCTTTGAACTGGCTGGACGTGCTCTATAACTCCGTGCGCAAGACGCCCGGCGGCGTGGCCGACGCAGCTGCCTACCTGGCCGACCGCCGCGGAAAGTCGATGCACCCGGAGACGCTGCGCGCGAAGCTGCGCGGCCTTGAGGGTGAGTCGCTGACGATTGAACACGCCGAACTTCTGACCGAGTGGATGCAGGAGAAGGCGGGCGGCTGCGAGTACGCGCTGGAGTGGATGCAGGCGCTTGCTGGCCAGTTCGGAATGGCCGTGGACGTGGTCCCGCCGCCGCCGGAAGGCGGCTGGTCGGACGAGATCGGCGCCATCCAGACGAAGCTGCTGGAGATCACTTCTCGTGTGGGCCGGCTGTCGGGCACCGCCGTTGAGGCGATGCTGGACCGCCGGATCGACAGCGACGAGGCCGAGCTGATGGTGAGCGAGGTCCGTGCGCTGCGCACGATGGCGCACCGCCTGGAGCGCAACGTGGCGCGTGCTGCTGGCAAGGGGAGGGCGAAGCGATGAACAGTCTCCCAGCCCGTACCGCCGATATCGACACCAGCCACGCTGCCGCCGCGCACGTGGTCAGCAGCGGCCTGCAGGCCGTGCAGCAGGACAAGGCCGCCCGAGCGGTCACGCAGAACGCCGGCATGACCAGCAACGAGCTGTCGCAGGCCACCGGCCTGGACCGCTACATGCTCGCCCGCCGCTTGCCGGAGCTGATGAAGGAGGGCCGGGTGTACCGCGGCCCGAACAAGCCGTGTGCGGTCAGCGGCCGCACGGCGTGCACTTGGTGGCCTGTAGCCCCGGGCGAAAACCTGCAGCTGGCGGTCTGAAATGAGCGCACGAGTTACAGGCATGGTGTTCGATCGTTACCCGAGCGGCGGCGGCGAGATGCTGCTGGCGCTGGCCCTGGCCGATCACGCGCACGACGACGGCACGCACATCTTCCCGTCGATCGCACGGCTGGCCGAGAAGACCCGGCAGTCGGAGCGTTCGGTGCAGTACCAGCTGCGCCGCATGGAGCAATCCGGCTGGCTGCTGCTGGTAAACGCCGGCATCGGTGGCCGTCGCAGCGGGTTCGGTGAGGGCGGCCGTACCCGCCAGTACCGGATCAACCCCGAATGGATGAAGGGTGCAGAAATTGCACCCTTTGCAAAGGGTGCAAAAAAGGCCTCCGAAGGGTGCAAAACGACGCAGGAAAGGGTGCAAAACGGCGTCGAAAAGGGTGCAACAGCTATTGCACCCGAACCAAGAGCAACCAAAAGCAACCAAGAGCAACCCTCACACCGCGAGTGTGAGCGCGAGGCCGATCCGCTGGCGCTGACCGCCGAGCAGGTCGACCGCGAACTGGCCGGGTTCGGCAGCACGCCACCAAGCGTCGACCGCGAGCAGCTGGCCCGGTTCGTCCGGCACCGCGCCGCGATCCGCCGCCCGCTATCGGTCCAGGGCTGGCTGCAGGTGCGCCAGCAGCTGCTGGACCTGATCGCCGCCGGCCACGACCCCAACGAATCCCTGAAGCAGACGATGGCCGCCGGCCTGTCGCTGCCCGTGATCCCTGTCGCCCAGCATTCCGCAGGAGCAACCCATGCAAGCCCTCAACACGGTTCTGCCGACCGCACCGAGCAGCTCGAACAGCAGTTCTACGCCCAACGCCGAGGCGGTGGCCACGGTGGCGGCGCTGGGTTCGGGCCAGGCGACGTCGTCGACGCCGAGTTTGCCGTCGTCGGCTGAGCCGATGAGCGAGCAGCAGTCTGCCTACCTGTGGGAATTCTGGAAGCAGATGACGGCCATGTTCCCGGGCAAGTGGGAGCGCGAGAACGGCGCGGCGCCGTTCAAGACGGACGGCAGCCTGACCATCGCGGCCGGCACGTGGTTCCAGGTGCTGAAGGGTCGCAGCCGGGCACAGCATGCGCGCGGCATGGCCTGCTGCCTGACCGAGGGCCGGGAGTGGCCACCGAATCCGCCGAGGTTCCTGACGATGTGCCTGGACATTCCGGTCATGGCGGCGGTGGAGCGGGAGATGGCGCCAGGCCGGCCGCAGAGCGGCTTCACGGTGCTGGTGCGCTCGCTTCTGGACCTGCACGTGTACGCCTCTGCCGACCACGGATCGCAGCAGCGCCGAATGCTGGAGGAGGCCTACACGCGCGCTGTCCAGCACGTCGTGGAGGGCAAGCCGGTGCCGCAGCCGGTGTTGGCGATCGATCAGGAAAAGTACGGTGTGCGCCCGGTGCGCGATCGTGAATCCGCGCGTGCCGCCATGGCGCGCGCTGCAACTGACCTCGGCTTCGGTGAGAGCTGATGTGGTCGAACGCACCGCCGCCGACGAAGGAAGAGGGGGCCCGGATCGAGCTGGCCAAGACTGGCCCGTGCATGGCCTGTCTGGCGCTCCAGATGCAGCAGCTGCTGGAGCCCGAGCTGGTGGTCTACGGCTGCGACTACAACCACGCAAAGAGCGGGAACCTGCGGCGCGGTCACATGTTCGGCTACGCCCTCTGCAAGTGGCACCACATGCGGCATCCGCTGGAGGGGAACACCTTCGCGACGATGCGCCAGATCTACGGCCCGAGCCTGATGGACGGCTCGCGGACCTTCCACGAGACGTACGGCTCCGACGAAGAGCTGATTGCAAATCAGACCTACATCAACGAACTGAGGGCTGCAGCATGAAGAAGACGAAGACTCTGGCGCCGAGGGGCAACCCTCAGCGTGCGCCACGTGAGCGGCGGATGGATCACAACTCGGTATCCCGACCCGAGCGATCGAAGTGCAGGGTAGTCGCCCATGGCCCGGCCGAGACGGTGGCGCAGTTCCAAGCGCCTGGCGGCCGGGTCGAGGTTCTGCCGTCGATCTGGAACCGGCTCACAGCGCGAGTAGGCGACTACTACTCACCTACACGGTCGAGTGCCAAGGTCTTCAGCGCTTCGGCAGCTTCCTCAGCTTTGGCAATTCCTTGCTCCAATCTCGGCGTCAACATCTGAAAGAATCTAGGAGTGACGGGGTCCTCAAGCAGAAGGAATTCCTTGTAATGCATTCGCACCACATCCTGATGAGCGATGACCTTGTTGATTTTGTCCCCAAGTTCTCCCAGCAGATGGAGCTTCTCTCGAAACTGGTCAAACTCCGGGGGGCGGTCAAACAAGAACTTTGGCATTTGGGCTCGGCGTTGACGTGTGGCGCTGAGATCCCGATAGAAGTACATGCAGGAAGCTCTGTATCCCTCGACGGGTTGATAGAGAGCCGTGTGCATGATTCTGCGCAGATCTATTTGCTGCCTTCTTTCTTCGTCAATTTGATACTGGCGTTGACGCCACGGCACGTACACGGCAATGCCAATGCCCAGCACGCTCCCCGCAGCCTGAGCCCAGTCCGACAGGTTCACAGGTTCAAGATTAGGGCTGCTCCCCCAGCGGTAGAACAGACCCCACCCGGCGAGCAACCCGAAACATACACCCATAACTATCAGGACAACTATGTCTCTTTCTGCTTTTCGCCTGTCCATGCCCGGCCCCTTTCCTTAAGAAATGAGGCAATAGTACGTCGGGGTAAGTGCGATGGTGAGTAATCCAATCCGGAACGGCGCACGTACGCCTCGGGTGGAGCTGGTTCTGCCCTGGCCGAGCAAGGACCTGTCGCCGAACGCCCGCGTCCACTTCCGGGTGAAGGCTCGGGCGACGAAGCACGCCCGGCAGACGGCGGTGGTGCTGGCGCATGAGGCTGGATGGCGCGCGCTGCAGTTGCCGCCCGGCAAGTTGCACCTGTGGATCGACTGCTACCAGGCGCCAGGCAAGAAGCTGCCGGACGACGACAACATGACGGGACGGTGCAAGCCGTACCGGGACGGGATTGCACAGCTGCTTGGCATCAACGATGGGCGATTCCAAGGGCATCTGTTCGTGCATGACGAGCGCCGCCTAGGGAAGGTCTGATCAAAGCGCTCTGATACTTGGATTTCAGCGTCAAGGCGCCAAGTCGACCTCGATATGATCGATTTTGCGCCGTTTCTG